ATGTGCGAGGACGTGTTCGGCCTAGGAGGTATGCATTATGCCGCGTGTTGCGCCGCGAGATGCCAACGAGATTGATCGCCTCGTTATGGGTTCGCCCAAGACGAGTAGCGCACGGGTCAAGGAGCTGCTTGATTTGGGTATGGGTCAAGAAGCTATGCAGATGATTGACCACATGCCGTATGAGGAGGTCTCGAAGCTCGCAGCTCTCTTCAAGGTTTCAGAGGATGATATGTCTGGCGTGCCGTCCGAGGCTCAGCCGACTGACCCCGAGAAGCCGTCCACAGAAGATGTGAGTGATACCGAGACCGAGACTCCGCCTGCGACTCCCGTTCCCACCGAGGGCGAGCCCACTACGCTAGAGGGCTCCAAGGAGGCCACCAAGAAGACCGCCGAGGAATCTTGTGGCTCTGAAGCCCCCAAGAAGGAAGAGTCCAAGGAGGAGACCAAGGACACGGTGTCGGAATCTCTGCCCGTAGACGAGACCGCACCGGCACTTAATGCGGATGGTTCGCCCACGCCTGAGGCTGAAAAGGCCGCTAGGCTGGGTTATATCTCCGGACTACAGCGTGCATCCCAGGCCATCATCACTCGAGCTGCCGAGCGTAAGGCCATGGAGAAGCATGCTGCGGCTAATCCGCAGGTTGCGCTACAGCGTCTTTTAGACGAGCTACTCTAGGAGGATAAAATGGGATCGATCAGTGAGATGGCTGGAGTTACCAAGGTGGCCGGCGCTGTGCCGACCGTAGGCGATGTCTATAAGGCGGCTGCGGCTCGTGGCGCCATGGATCTGATGCAGAAGGTTGCCATCATGAAGCTGGCTGAGGACCCTGAGGTCGCGGCTGCTCTTGAGGCCGCCGCTGCTGGCGAAGAGGCTCCTATGGAAGAGGCTCCCTTGGCCGAGGGCGGGGAAGAGGGTATTGATCCCGCGCTGACCGAGGCGTTGCTGGAGGCCTATTCCAATGCGGGTTCTACCGATGATGAGGATCGCGAAGCACTGCTCTCTAGTGCGGAAGCGCTAGAGGATGAGGAGAAGGCTGCTGGCCTGCGCATGCCGACGACTCGCGACTATGTCTATGCTATCCTGCAGAGCGCCGGACTGGCTCAGTAAGATGGCATTTGACTGGACAGCCGCAGAGATGTTGCTGAAGGGCGCTGCTCTAGATAGTGACGCCCAGACCAAGCTGTCCAACGCACAGCTCGTCGAAGAGCTAGTGCATGTAGCGGATGCATTGCAGAAGGTGGCTGGTAGCGGCGATGATGGTCCGGCGTTGGATAAGTCCCTCAAGGAGATCTTTTCTGGAGAGGACACCAACCTGCAGGACCAAAAGACGCGTGAGGCTATTAAGAATCGTATCATGCAATTGGGCATGATCGCAGCCCCATCGATGTAGGTTCATATGACGCGAACTGAGAGATTGGCGGGTTTGCTGAAGCTATCGGCATTGCGCATACAAGCGCTTGACCAACAGCTAGCTAAATTCGCCCAGGCCGTATCGATTCTAGAACCCCTCGAAAATCGTGGCCTGGCAGGCGGCATTCAGGGCAAGACGATGTATGATAAAGCCCTATCGCTTACTAAGATGTCGAGCCGCGACTTTGACGTTTACGTACACTTGGCCCAGAATGGGCCATCGATGTATCAGGGTTTTGGCAGCGTAGGCAAGGCGCCTGCTGCTGGGTCGGGAGGAGATCCCGCGACCATGGTAGATCGAGCAGTTTTTTCCAACAGGCTTTAAGGAGGGAAACTCATGGTAAAGCCTAAGACTTTCATGGACCAGTTCATGTCCCTATCGCTCCCGCTAGCGGATACGGCTGACGAGTTCATCAGTGGTGAATTCGTCAACTGGAATGGCGAGGGCGAGGCCGAGAAGATGGACGAGGTCGGCGCTGGCGAGACCGCCGTCTGTCGTTGCGTGTTCCATAACACGCGTGGCCGTAGTGACCGTCTTGGCACCGATAAGGTGACAATCCTTGACGGTGAGTACTTGGCCGAGATCGACGTGTACGACGACTCTTCGGGTGACTTCAACAATGGCGATTGGCTGACCGTTGCCAATATGACCATTACCCGCGATGGCGTTGCATACACGGGCGGCTTCCTGACCCCTGCCGAGACCGGCGAGACGGTCTGGGCACAGTGCATTGTTCCTCCTGGCGGGGTAGCTCGTGGTGACGAGTATATGCTCGTCAAGATGCTCAGCCCATTCGTGCTATAACCGCAAATAGGAGGTGAATGAATATGGAGAAGCAGTTGTCTGGAGCCCTGGGATCCGAGTATAATGCTCGGTTCATAGATGCCCTGCAGGATGAGGGGACCCGGAGGAAGCTCGCTCTGGCGATGGGCCAGTACATCCGCAAGAAGGTGTATGAAGGCCTCATCATGGAGACCGTTCTGCCTTCCGAGACCGTGACCCCCGCTGATCTCGTCCCGACTATGGACGGCGACACGCTGTACAAGATCGACGAGCTTGAGCCCGAAGCTCTCGCCCTGGAGGTCAACTGGGACGGTGATCCTACTGGTGAGTACTTCGAAGGCGAGCGCTTTATCACTCCTCTATGGGTGGTAACTAGCGAGCGTCAGACGAAGAGCGAGGACGAGCTGCTCGCGATCCGCTACCCGGCGCGCGAGGTACTTACGGATATCTGCGCCAAGGAGATCATCCGCAAGCAGGATGAGCACTTCTTCGGCAAGCTCTGCGAAGCTGCCGTTGGCATCAGCGGCAAGGTCGTGACCACGGCCGACACCATCCTGACCATGGATGCTCTGTCGGATCTTCAGAACCAGATCGATGGTGATGAGCTGACCACGACCCGCTTCGTCATGAACCGCGTGGACTTCAACAACCTGAAGCGCCTCGCTGGTCCTGATGCCGATACTCTGTCGGCTGAGCTGCTGGTCAAGGGCTACACCAACACTACCTATGGCGGACTGCCGTTCACCGTCACGATCAAGAATACGGCCGTCCCTCAGGGTACTGTCTGGGCGTTTGCGGATCCCGAATTCCTCGGCACTCACTACGTGCTGCAGGATACCAAGTTCGAGGTCAAGAGCGAATTCCGCAGAATCTACTTCCAAGGTTGGCGCAACTACGGCACTACGATCGCCAATGTTAGGTCGGTTGCTAAGCTCACGCTGGGCGTGGCGTCGTAACCGATAAGGAGTGACCAATGAAGACGAAGCTCAATCGTAGTCTGACAGACCCCCAGGCAACCCAGGGCTATATCGAGCATACTGGCGGCAAGGGTACGCCTAAGTGCTCGATTAGCGATCCGTCCCACAAGGCACGTTCTTGGGTGATTGGCGCGGGGCAGCGTACACCAATAATCCGCGTGCCTAAGGGACATCGCCTGTTGGCTTGGGTGGCTTCCAAGGGCTATTTGAGGTTCGTCGAAGTCCATACGATGGGTGCTGGGGGTGGGTCTGCTCAACCCACCCCTATCGCCCCCTTACGTCAGATCAAGGACGGCAAGGGCGTGATTACCTCTATGGGTGATCGTATGCCATCTGGCACGCCTAAGTCCAAGGTTCAGGGATCTAAGACTCCGATCCCTGAAGTGGAACTTGATACAGAAATTGGGCGCCATAAGGCCCCTGAACAGACTCCACTCCAACTCATGGAGAGAGATCGCAGGCTACAACCCGCTGAAGCATCAGAGGCAACTGTTGCTGATATTCCGCCTATGCCTCCTGATCCAGAGCCCGTGGTTGAGCCCGAGCCAGTAATCGAGCCTGAATTGGCAGTAGAGCCCGAAGCTCCTGCCGAAGAGCTTAGCCTAGAAGAGCAATTAGGCGAGCTAGAGTACAAGCAGCTCAAGGAGCTGGCTGATCGCTACGAGATTACGTATCAGAGTCGTAGCGCTAAGGCGATAACTAACGCCATCCTGCTGTATGCTGAAGAGCATCCAGAGGTAGCGATTGTAGTCTAACCATGACCGGAGGGCGTCGGTGGCTAGTCATTCTCGGGCAGATTACATCGGCTACTTGCGGGACTTCCTGAGAGACCATCCGGCGTTTAACCGGCTGCTTAACTACACAGACGAGGAATCAAACGAGCGCCAGTTAGGCCTTGCGCTGGATCTGGCGCTCGATCATTTCAATACGCGCATTCTTCCTATTGGCACGACGTATGGATACGAAAGCTTCCCTAGTGTATCCATGCTCATGGAATTGGGTGCGGTATACGTCCTAGAGATGGTGGGCATTCTCAAGACACGAAATTCATTGCAGTATTCCGATGCAGGGCTCACCATTAGCGATACCGAAAAATCAGCAGAGTACCTCTCGTGGGCTAGGGCATTCCGAGACGGGGTAGTCAAGGATGCCATGAACATGAAGAAAGCCGCGAATATAGCGAGTGTATTGGAGGCCGGCGGTGGGTTACATAGCAGCTACAATAGCCTCTGAGTTAGTCAAAACGGCAGAGGATAATTCGCTAGCGCCTAGGCGCAAGAAGAAGAACTGGCTACCATGGCTAGCATTAGGCGGTCTACTGCTAGGCGGTGGCGCCCTAGCTAATCGGACATATGGCAATTGGGTGCGCGATCAGAAGAACTACTACAATAGACGCGATGCCTTGGCGGGGCTTGCCGGTTTACTAGCTCTAGGCGGTTTAGGCGGGGCTGTAGCTGCGGGTAGGCGAGAGTCGGGGAATACATCGCCCGCGAGCGCTGCTCCGAGGTCTCAGCATGGCAATCTGGCACATGCAATGCGTAATATACGTTCCGGCAATCTCACTCTTACGCCACAGTCATCCAATAGAACGTATTACGATCCATTGAATTTGATAGATATGTCCGAACACTACGACCCTCTAGGACTAGTCAACTTCTCTAGGAACTGGAATCCATTGCGTGGGCAATTTGGCGGATAATGGCGGAATTCTCCTCTGTTAGGGTAGTAGCATATCATCCCAAGTACATGACTGTACATTGGGAGATCGCCGGTATTCCGTCTGGGGCCACTTATACTATACAACTTCTGCGTTCTGAATCTCCAGATGGCCCATGGCAACCGATAGCCGCTAATCTGAGTGGAAGATCGTTCTATCACGACTGGGAAGCCAATCAATACAATCTTAGACGCCGGCACTTCTATAAACTCATCTATGACGATGGGATCGATACCGTACACTCCACGCCGTGTACTAATCTCAATACCCCAGACGCCATAGCATTTGATATCATACGCAGGGAGCAATTAGCGCTCAACGTATTATCAGGACGCCCCGGCTTCTTTTTGATAGAGCGTAC